CTCCTTGATGGCACCGGTAACAGCAAGCGCAAAGCCCACTGACGGGTCCTCAAACTTAGGCCACAGCACACCAGGCGTATCCAAAAGCTCTAAGCCCTTGGCAATCGTTACCCACTGCTGTCCGCGTGTTACACCCGGCTTATCGGCAGCCATTACCTTGTTCTTGCCTACGAGGCGGTTAATCAGGGTAGACTTGCCGACGTTCGGAATACCTACAATCATAACGCGGACGGGACGGTTGCGCACGCCCTTCTTCAGCCATTTATCAATCACCGGCTTGGCAGCCAGCTGAACTGCACTGATAAGCTGCTTAACGCCCTTACCGGTAGCGCAGTCAATCTTGCACACAGGCAGACCGCTGTGCTTAATTTTTTCCAGCCACACATCAGTCTGGGCCTTATCTGCCATATCAATCTTGTTCAGTGCGATAACCTTCGGCTTGCTGCCAAGGATATCCTGCAGCATGGGGTTGGTACTGGAGTGCGGAATACGTGCGTCCAGCATCTCCACAACAACGTCAACCAGCTTAATCTGGTTTTCCATCATGCGCTTCGCCTTGGTCATATGGCCGGGGAACCACTGAATCTTAAAATCCTCCAGCATCATTCGCCCATACCCGTATCAGCCTTCAGCACGCGCATCTTGTCCAGCGGCCAGAAGGCAACCAGCGCACGTCCCTTAACCAGCTTCAGCGGCACAAAGCCAACATCGGCAAAACGGCTGTCCTCAGAGTTATTACGGTTATCACCCAATACAAAGATGGTATCCTTGGGAACAACTACCTTGCGGTAATCGGAAATATTTTTGCCCTTCGGGTCATTGTGGTAGATGTAGGTTTCGTTCAGCTGCTTGCCGTTGACGAATACCTTGCCCTGCTGCATTTCCACGGTGTCACCGCCAACTGCGATAACACGCTTGATAAAGTCACGCGTCTGATCCTTAGGGAAGCGGAAAACTACGATTTCGCCCTTCTTCGGGTCGGTAACAAAGTAGCTCAGCTTATCAACGACAAGACGCTCATGATTTACCAGAGTAGGATACATAGAGGAGCCTTCTACCATGTAAGGCTCTACCAAAAAGGTGCGGATGCAGAATGCGAGTGCAACCGCAATAATAATCGAAACAAGCCAGTCACTGGCAGAATCCTGCCAGGAGGTTTCACTTTTCTTGCTCAACTAATGAGCCTCCTCTCTATCGCCGGCACAGGCCGGATTTTTAACTACAATAATATAGATATATTGTAGCATAGATTGCAGCTTCAGTTATGACATAATTGTAAATTTGCTTTATTTTAAAGCATAAATGCTTCATAACGTAATAAAAGGGACCGTACTACTACAGTCCCTTTTACTGATTTTACCAAATCAACCACTTTTTTGCAAGTGTTTTTTTACTGCATAGTGCGTATTTTTGCGCTTATTTTTTTCATTTTTTTAGTTGCTTTTATTTTGGAACTCATTTGGAACTCACAATCAAAAAAGCAGGCTG